AAATCTGCGGCCGAGGACTGGATAGAGATCATCCCGCCCCCGGCCGAGGGTTTGAAATAGCTGCCGACGCTCATGGCCGCAACCTCAGAATCAGGGCGACCAGACCGTCGCCGCTCGGTTCGAGCTGGATCAGGTCGTAGTCACCGCCGCCATCCAAGGCAGGCAAATCGACGCTGACCAGCATGCCTTGCTCCAGGCCGTGCGAATCGCTGACGCGGATCTCGAAGCGCGGCTCGCGCAAACCAGTATTGAGCTTGCCGAACTTGGGTTGCAGCCAGGGCGCGGCAAACATGCCGAACACTGGCTCTTCGCGACCTTCGATCCGAGCGGTATCGCCCAGCGTTTCGAACACCACCGCGTCGACCTCGGCGATCAGATCGCGAAAGCCCACGGTCAGAGTTCCAGCAGGACCTGCGCACGTGGTCTAGTGCACAGGTGCAGCGGGTTGGACTGTGCTTCACCGGCCATGCCTTTGTTGAAGGGCAGCGGTTCGATCATGCTGTAGTACGGAATGCCCTGGGTGTTGACCGTTTCCATGTAGTCGGCCGGCGCAAACACCGAGATGTACAGATCCGGCACGCCTTCAGGGATCAGAAGCGCCTTGTCGTCATGCACGAACGACACGCCGGCCACCTTGCCACGGTAGCGCTCCCAGATGATGCCCCCGAACTCGAAGCTTTCCCGGGCATCGCCACGCAGAGCCGCTGCCTGCTGACTATTGAGGTAGGTCTCTTTGACCGACTTGTGAACGAGAAGGCGCGAGAACCGGTGCTGGTCACGCTGCCGAGCGCGTCTTCCTGCATGTCCAGCGCTTCACCGCACTTGACCCGCAGTTCCGTGCCCGCATCCGCCAGCCCCATGGACAACTTTTGGCGCTCCACACCGAAGCGATCATAGAGATCCAGCAGCACGGTTTTGCCATCGGCGTCGAGGATCTGGCCATTCAGTGCGCCCATACGCTGGAATTCGTGCGTGGCGTCCAACTGGCGCCGCGCCTTAGCCAGCCGGGCATTGACCACGTCCTGCACCGCTTGCAGCTCAGTGCGAGTGCCGAAGGCACGGATGCCTTGGATCTCGTCAGCCTTGATCGTGAAACGCTCAGGCAGATGCACGGTGTTGAACGGGATCAGGTTGCGCTTGCTAGCAGCAACCACCAGGCCAGAACCACCACGCTCACCAGCCGGCACCAGGGCCAGGGTGTCACCGTCCTTTTCAATCTGCACGGTCAGGGTGGTGATGCCTTCCTCGCGAAACAGCCCCAAGGCGCTGATGCGCCCTGGCAGGTACGGTTGATCATTGAGTGCAGCGGTGAGCGAAGTAACGGTAAACGCTTCGTCGTCAAAAATGGCGATATCGGCCATGGGTACTCTCCAGAAACGAAAAATCCCGCACGCGGCGGGATGCAGAATAAAGAGGGAAATGCTTTAGCGGACGATCAGCGAATGTGCGGCCAAGGCTTTCTCAGCGGCCAGATCGAGGCCGGTCAAGTGCGCTTCGCTGACCTCGGCCAGCCGCACCACGGCGCGACCGCGACGCACCACGTCGGATTCACCGAGCGGGCCGTAAAGAATGGCGACAGCGTTTTCTGTGCCGTCCTCTGCCGTTGGGTTGTACGGTGCGAATTCGCCGCTGGCAGTCACCAGCCCGAGAATTTGTCCGGGCCACAATGCTGGACCCGCCGCAACATTGATCGCTTCGCGCGAGATCGTGCCAGCGCCCTCGGACAGCAGGAATTCACCTGCGTGCATCGGTTCCTGTTTGATGGTCATGCTCGTGCTCCTTTCGCGCCGCGCGCGGTTCCAGTTTGAGCCGCTTGGCGAGCAGCCCAAATCGAGTTGGGGTCGGGTTGTTTGGCCAGCACCTTGGGCGCCGGGTCGTCCGCCAGCGGCAGACTGTTGTCGATTTCAAAGCCTTTGCCGCTGGTGACAATCTTGTCGAACAGACGCGCACGCACCGCCGCCGCATTCAGACCGGCCGCGACATACTCGGCGCTGAATTCCGGCAGACGCGCGGCCACGCAGAGGTCATTCACCGCTTTGGCGCGTGCCAGGCCGGCGAGAACGATTTCCTCGCTTTCGAGCTGGGTTGAATTGAGCAGCGGCTCGATCAGGTTGCTGATACCTGCCGCCGTGCAGCGCTGAGTAATCATCAATGCCAACTTGGCCGAGTCCACTACAGGCGGCACCTGCGGCGGATCGACAGGTTCGAGTTCGGGATCCGGTTCAGGTGGCTCGTCGAGCTGGGCCAGCAATTCAGGCGGCGCGTTCTGAAATCGTTGCAGTACCGCGCCTTGACCAAGACAGGCTTTGACCTTCACCCCGTCACCCACTTCGTCAGCCAAACCCAAAGCCACCGCTTCGTTGGCGGTCAGCCAGGTTTCAGCCGCCACCAAACGCCGCAGCTCCACCTCATCAGTGTCGGGCGCCTTGGCCTTGTACGCGGCGATAATCGCTTCCATGGTCTGGTCGAGGACGTCGGCGACCTTGCGGAAGTCTTCCGCATCACCGGCGGCGTAGGTCCACGGGTTGTGAATCATCAACATCGCGTTGGAAGCGATCACCACCCGGTGCGCACCGCACACAGCGACACTGGCGGCACTGGCGGCGAGCGCATCGATACGTCCGGTGCAGCGCTCGCCCAGACGCGACAGCGCATTGTGCATGGCCAGTCCGTCGAACAGGTCGCCGCCGATACTGTTGAACGCTGCGATTACCGGAGACACACCATCATCCATGGCGCGCAGATCCTGCACGAACTGGTTGGCAGTGATGCCCCACGCGCCGATCTCGCCATAAACGAAAACCTCGATCACTCGCTCAGTGGCCTCTCCGCTGGACTGCAGGGCGTACCAGGTCTTGTCCTGAACTTCGATACGCTTGCCTGCGCGGTTGTAAATGCGCGGTCGCGCTTTCTTGCTCATGGTTGCTCCTTGTCGTCGGTGTCTTCGACGGCATCAAGGGTGTTGTAGTTGAGGCCCAGTTTTGTGGCCCGTGCCAGATCGGCGGCGTTTTCAAGATCGACCGTTTCAGCGTCGTAGCCGGTGCGCAGCACCATCTCACTGCGAGAAGAAAAGCCGGCCTGTACTTCCATCCGGCGTGCCTGCACGTCCTGTACTGGCTGGATGTAGGCCCAACCTTGAGGCACCCAGCGAGTGCGCAGGTACTGGCGGCGTTTCTGTGCGTAATCGTCCAGCACCAGGACGCCAGACAGCACCGCCATGTCCATCCACGCCGCTCGCACGGGACGGCAGAGCTGATGCACGTAGACACTAAATTGCAGTTGTTCCAGCCGGCGCCGAAACTCGTTGAGTACCACCCGCAACGCTCGGTCGTTGATGCCGCGCATGTCGCCCGTGAGGATCTCGTAAGGCGTGCCCGACCCTGCTGCAGCAGCCATCAGTTGTTGCCGCATGAAGTCCGGGTAGTTGTTGCCGGCGTCTGGCGGTTTGGAGAACTCAACCTCCTCACCCGCCCCCAGTTCCTGCATGGTGCCGGGTTCGAGCGCGACCATCGGCGTAAAGCCATCGCGATCCAGATCGAGCGGCTGACCGGTCACAGGATCTCTGGGAAGCGGTCCTGAGTCCGGCGCCGGACGTTTGATGAAACCGGCGAACAGGTTGGCCACTTCCTGACGAAACAGCACCGCGTCGTCGTAGTTGTCCAGACTGCGCAGGCGCTTGAGCACCGGCGACAATCGCGGCACTCCGCGCAACTGGCCCGGCTCGACCGGTTCGAAGATGTGCAGCACCTGAGTCGCCGGCACGCGGACCAACTGGTTGTAGCCGGCGTTCAGCGAGGCTGCATCGCGCGGATGCGACAGGTACATCCAGTACGCCACCCGCTTGCCACCTGGGGTGAACTCGATGCCAGCGCGGATGACGTTGCCGTTTTTGGTGGTCTCGAATTTGTCGTGCGGCACAAATTCCGGTGCGAGGATCTGCAGCTGCAGCGGAACGGCCAAGCCTTCATCCAGACCGCGTGGACGCAACCGAACGAAGCATTCGCCCGAGGTCTCCACCGTGCGCGCCACCAGCGCCTGCTGGCCGTAGAAGTCGGTGCGATCATCCGCGTCCGACTCATCAACCCAATCCCCCCACAGTTCCTGAAGTAGCTTGCGCAAGGCATCGTCATCAGTCGTCGGCCGAGGTGTGATGCCCGTGCCGATCAGGTTGCTGACGCGCTTGTCGATGACGTTGAAGGCGTAAGGGTCGTTGCGAACCGCTGCCCGCGAGCGCGACCGGAGATTGCGCAGAGCCGGCGTGTTGATGCTGTTGATCCCGTTGTCGGGAGCGTCCCAGCCAGTGGAGCGGCGCCCTTCTCCAGCGCCTTCGTAACTGGCCTTGATGTTGGACGGCAGCACAAATCCGTTACGGGTCAGCGTTGGGAAGTGTCGGGCCATCAGACCCCCTTCCCTGCATGGTACAGCCGGACCACACGTGAACGTGGCCCAGCTGCACTTGCCAACGACAAGCGTATTTCCTCGCGCGCCTTGAGCAGTTCATCGACCGTGCGGTATTCCACGGTACGGTCGGTGTAGCGCACAGTTTTCTCACCGCGAGCAATGGCCGCCTCAACCGCGTCGAGGTGCTTTTTTGTAAAAGACATATCAGCGTCTCTTGAGGTAGCCGCTTTTACTAACGCGGCGTGGAGGAATAGCCATAGGCTGTTGTCGTGGTGTAACTGATTGAACAGAGTCAGCAGGCGGGGCGGAGTATGTTTTCGAGACAGGCAACGCCTCAGGTGTCTCATTTGAGGAACTAGGTACTTCCGGATCAGCCGGGACCGACTTGTCTTCAAACAAGTGATGCTGCATGAGCGATTGCCGTACTCGATCCCAATCACTTGCGTGATAACGCCCCAAACCCAAGTACTCGGCCATTGCCAACGCGTACACCATCAAATCGAGCGCCTCGTTGCGATCCGCCTTGCCCTTCGTCCATTCAACGCGCCACTGACCTTTAACGAAACGAGCAACCTTGCGCTCGGCCACACATTGGGCAAAGAAGTCATCAGGTAGATCCTTCGCGAAATGTAAAGCACCAGGCCCAGATTCCAGCGCGTAGCGGTTGTAGATCCAGTCTTTCGCCGTATCGGTGCCGATCATCCAGAGTTCGGCACCATTCTTTTCGACGTTTCCGCGCCAATTAACATCAACGCGGGACGGACGCTGAGCGATGACCAGCTTGCCTTTACGACTCTCGCCTTTTACCGCAAAGACATTTCGCCAACGGCGAATACGGCAGAACTGATAAACCTCATGCGTATGGTGTCCACCCGAGTCAACGGCGGTAGCGAGGATGCCCAATCCGACTCCACTAGGGTGCCGGTAGCGAGCCTTGAGTTTGGTATCTAGCGCCTCCCATGTTCTATCGTCGGATGGGTCACCCATGATGACTTGATGGTCAATGACCCAACGCTCCAATCCGACACCCCAGCCCATCACCATGAACTCAAGACGATTGCCTTG